GGTTGGTCGCCAAGAATGAGATTTGATCTGGTCGTGAACGCGATGACTAAAACAGGATTAACGGAAGGGAAAATTATCGTCAATAATCCGTCTATATGGAGACCGTTAGTGGATATTCGAGATGTGGTATCTGCTTATGTTAGGTCGATAGAATCTAATTTAGACATAACAGGAGTGTATAATATTTCTGAAGACAACTATACCATCGGCCGACTAGCGGATTTGGTTCGGGATACTCTTGTGGATAGTGGTCATGATGTAAAAATAGAAACAAAAGATGTTCAAGATTTCAGAAATTATAAAGTTTTAAATACAAAAGCACAAATGGAATTAGACTTTAAACCTAGATATACACCTCAAGATTCTGTTAAATCTATTTTAAAAAATGTTAAAAATAATCTTGATTTAAATGATAAAAGATATTATAATATTAAAGTTTTTAAGGAAAAATTTTAATGACTTTTAAAGAATATTATCAACATTATTTACAATTGCACCAAAACAAGTGGTGCAGGCGCCTGCATTTTATGGGACAAATGACCACAATTGCATTTTTATTTTTAGTTCTTTACACTCAAACGTGGATATTGATACCTTTTGTGCCATTTATAGTATATCCTTTTGCTTGGAGTGGGCATTATTTTTTTGAAAAGAACAAACCAGCAGCATTTTCAAATCCCTTGTGGGCAAAAGCTTGCGATTGGATAATGACAAAAGATATTTTATTGGGGAGAATAAAGTGGTAAAATCAACAGATAGTAAAGAACTTTTTATCTTAAAGATGGTGGAAGAATACATCAATGAAAAGGATAAGAATAAGACCTGGACAGCAGGAAAAGATTGGGTTAGATACGCTGGACCTTTTTTTGATAGTGATGAATATGTTAGATCCGTAAAATCTCTTCTGAGTGGGTGGTTAGTTCTTGGTCAAGATGCTATCAAGTTTGAAAGAAAGTTTCCAAAGTTTTTTGGCAAGAAATTTGGAATATTGACAAATAGTGGATCAAGTGCAAATTTATTAATGATGGCATCGATGCGCTCAAAGAGGTTATACAACTTTCCGAAAGGCACGAAAGTCATAACTCCAGTTGCTGGATTTCCGACAACGATTAATCCAATATATCAGGTTGGTTTCGAACCTGTTTTTGTTGATATTGAATTGGGCACTTTGAACCTCGACTTGGATCAGTTGGAGGAAGCAGCAAAGGGAGGTGCGAAGATTCTAACATTTGCCCATGTTTTGGGAAATCCTCCAAATATGGATAGGGTGATGGATGTTGTTAAAAAGTATGATCTGGTTTTACTGGAGGATACTTGTGACGCACTCGGCGGTACCTACAAAGGCGAAATGCTTGGGTCTCATGGGGAGATGGCATCTTGTTCTTTTTATCCCGCTCATCATATTACTATGGGCGAAGGCGGATTTGTTTCTACTAAAACCTGCGAACAGGAAAGGGTGGTAAGGAGTTTCAGAGAGTGGGGTAGGGGATGTTATTGTGTGGGAAAAGCGGCAAACCTGTTAAAAAATGGAACATGCAAAAACAGATTTGATAACTGGATCCCTACGTTACCTAATGAAATTTTTGATCACAAGTTTGTATATGAGGAGATTGGGTACAACCTCAAACCAATCGAACTTCAGGCATCGATGGGGTTGGCGCAAATCGAGAAGATTGATACCATATCTGAAAGAAGAAAGTCAAACTACAGAAAGCTTTTTGATGTTTTTGAAAAGTATGAAGATCACCTTCATTTACCAAGACCTACGGAGCATTCCGACCCCAGCTGGTTTGCTTTTCCTATGACAGTGAAGGATGGTGCGCCTTTTAAAAGGTCTGACATCACATCTTACCTTGAGGACCACAAGATTCAAACACGCAACTATTTTGCGGGTAATATCATGCTTCAACCTGCATATGATCACTTAGCAGACACCAGTGAAATAATTAAAAAGTTTCCTGTCTCTAGAAAGGTCACTACCGACACTTTCTTCTTGGGCACCAGTCCTGTTATTACATCTGAGCAAATTGAATATGTCGGATCTGTTGTAGATAAGTTTATGAGAGATGAAATATAATGGGGATGACAGATAATCAGATAGTGGAACAGTACTCATCGGTTGTTAGTGGTATTTTGAATGAACTTCCGGTTGGTTCTAGGGTTGCTTGGTTGGGACAAAAGCACCCTTCGATGGGGCAAGACAAGCTTTTGTATGATTCCATAATGTCAGGAGTGAACAACGATCTATATCACACATTCTACGATTTAAACAATGAGGTATATGAGGGATCAGTTAAATGGGACGTCCACTCAAAGTGGGATATAGGCGGATATGATTTGGTTCTTGGGTTAAGGGTTTTATATTTATGTGACTCTAGGGAGAGACTTCTGTCTAACTTAAAGAATATATCTGCAAACAACGATACGGTGATTTTTGATTTTATGACTGGCAATCCCGTTGCGATTAATGGTATTGAATGTTTCATGAAAAAAAATAGCAGTCCAACAATTCTCCCATTTTTTGAAGAGTTGTATGAGGGGTCATTCGATGTATCTTCAAATCACGGAGATCAGATTGTTACGCTACAGCACATTAAATCTAGTGGGATGAACATAAAAAACATATTAACTTTTAGAGATGGTGTTAAAAGAAGATTTTATACGTTATGTGAGGTGGGAAGTGAATCTTAATTTTTTTCTTAGAGAAATGACTCACCTTAGATACTATGCCCCTGTCATTAGGGAGGGTAATGCTAGGGGTGCAAAGTCTACTTTTTACGTTGTTCCGTCTGGAAAATACAATTGTCCATTTACTCACCAAAAAAAGTTAGAAACATTCTGCAAACAAAATCTTGTTTCTGTTGGGTCTATTAATGAAATCCTTAATTGTCAAGATTATCTTTTTACTTCTGAAGAGTCGGGGATTGATATTATTAAACGCAACAAAAAAGCAAAAAAGATATCAATGACATATCAAACAGATTTTATTAAATCTTATAAAAATTATTTTAATCATGTAGATAACATACTGATGCCTAGTAGGAATATTGCAGATTTTTATGGATTGCATAATTCAAAAAATTTATATGTTGGTATACCGAAATATGATATCGAATTGGACGAAACTTTGATCTGTGAAAAATACAAATTAAATAAAGATGAAAAAAAGGTGCTTTTTGTTTGGCCAAAAACGAGAGACTTACACAAATTTCCTATTGATATTATTAATAATTTTAACGAATTGGGTTGGCGAGTTCTGATTAAAGCTAGAGCAAAAGATCCAGTCTCTCAGGGTACAAAAAAATCTATGGAAGAAAAAGGAAATCACATCTTTTATGATGATTGGTACCCTCACACATCTCAAGAATTACTTGAGGTGTCCAATCTTGTTGTTAATTGCGGTTCAACAACAATAGAGGAGTGTGTTATGCACGAGGTTCCTTTAATTAATTTTGATATAAAACCCTCTATCCGACATGGGCAGAAACAACCTTACCGAGTTACACATTCTTATTTATATGACTATGACTTTTGTCTAAACCTTAAGTCTCTAAATTCCTCGTTTAGTACATCTAAATTGGAGTTAATGACTGCAGATTTGTTTTCAAGAGATTTAAATTCTTCTTTTAAGCAGTGTAAGGAAGATTGGTTGTACGATCACAAAAATGCTTGTAAAAACTTACTTGATGTGATATGATACCGTTATGAAAGTGATAGCAATAATACCCGCCCGTGGCGGATCTAAGAGACTACCTAGAAAAAATATATTTCCTATATGGGGAAAACCATTGATCTATTGGTCAATAAAAGCAGCAAAGGAAAGCAAATACATCACAGATGTGTGGGTTTCTACTGAGGATGACGAGATAGCACGGATTGCAATCAAAAATGGTGCAAAAGTACACAGAAGGGACGCGAAACTTTCAAAAGATCACGTTTACAAGATGGAAGCAATTCGAGACACTATTTCTTATTTAGAAGATAATGAACTTGAAGCAAATGTTTATATTTCTTTGCAAGCGAACTCTCCAGAGATAACTTCTGGTATACTTGATGATAGTATAGAGGTGTTCTTGGAAAATGACAGAAATGAATTAATAAGTGTGGGACCTGACCTGATGCAAAATGCAGCATTTAGGATCTTAAAAAGAGGATATGCACACCAAAAAGACTTGAGCACTAAGTGCGGGGTTTACATGTGTAACATTCATGATGTGCACACACTTGAAGATGTAAAGTTTATAGAAGAGAGAAATGCTGACTTCACCAGGTAAAGTTTTAATTTTTGCAGCACACCAGGACGATGAGACTATAGGGTGCGGCGGAACAATAAAAAAATGGTCCGACTTGGGAAGCGAAATACACGTTTGTTTCATCACAGATGGTGCCACTGGGGTAGAGCAGGGCACAGATGGTCGCGACATAATTACAACCAGGATGCTTGAGGCAAACAAAGCGGGGAAGATTCTTGGTGTACATAAAATACATAATTTAGGACTCCCATGTCAAAGTGTTGTTAATGATCAAAAAACGTTCCACAAAGTAATACAAAAAATAAGAGAAGTGAAGCCAGACTTGGTTATTACGCACAATCAAGTTTGTAAGCACAGGGATCACAAGGTAACTTCGGCTGTGGTGGAGGAATCTTGCTGGAAAGCGTCAGAAAATATATTAGAGGAGTTGGGTAATGTACACATGGTTCGGGCCGTATGGTCTTTTGAAATTTTGGATCCTTTTGATAACCCTGACTATGTTGTGGATATTACTGAGCAATATGAACAAAAGATAAAAGCGTTCGATGTTTACCACTCACAGTCAGAAATATTAGGAGACATACACAGATATATGGACGGTATTACCAAGGTTAGGGGTTATGCAATAGGAACTCACCGTGGAGAGTCTTTTAAAAGAATAGGAAGAATTCCAAGTAAACTATGAGATGTATAGCAATAACTTCCAATCAGATTAGACACCAAGAGTTTGTAAAAAGAGTGCAAAAACATGTGGACTTAGACCTTATAGTCTCAGTTGAGAAAAAATGCGGAGACTCTAGGTTTTGTACTTCTGAGCGATTATTCTTTAAGGGAAGAAAGGAACAGAAGGGAAACTGGGTAGAGTGCGATTCAATTCAGATTCACTCTAGAAGGATGATAGAGATGATTGCTGGTTTAAGTCCGGATGTGTGTTTTGTGTTTGGCGCACCACTTTTAAAAAAATCAATATTTAAAATCCCTAAACATGGATGTATAAATATTCACACCGGATTGGTACAACATCATAGGGGCGTCGACAGTCCTTATTGGGCACTGTACGAAGAAAAACCGGAAACAATTGGAGCAACGTTACATTATATAGACTCTTCAATTGATGGCGGCGGAGTAATAGACCAGTCTAAAACAAAGGGTATATCTGAAACAGACTCACCAGAAAATATTTTTATGAAAACTTGTGCAACAGGGTTTGACATTTTGGAAAAAAACATGTATGATATATTAAACAACACTGTGAAGTCACAAACAATTAAACCTCCGGGAAAACTTTATCAAAAAAAAGATATGTGCTACGGAACAATGTTAAAGATTAGAAACAAGACATCTCGATTGTTAAAGGAGTTCGTAAATGAAAATTATAGTTGATCTTTGCAACCAGCATCATGGGTCTTTAAAGGAGCTTAAAAGAATGTCTCTTAATGCTTTTTTATCAGGAGCAGATGCTGTAAAGGTACAGTTGATGGATTCTGAAAAACTGCTCAATACCAAAGAGAAAAAGTATAGAGATATTAATTTTCAAGATGCGTATGAATTATCAAAATATTGTGATGATTTGGGAATAGAATTCATGGCATCTGTATTTGATGAGGATAGGTTTTATTGGTTGGATGATCTAGGAGTTCGCACACACAAGATTGCAAGCAGAACTTCAAAGCACGACAAGCATCTTTCAGAATTGATATTGTCTGATGGCAAACCAACAATTATCTCAACCGGTATGCACGATTTTACAGAATTTCCATACGGACACAGCAATCAGATTGATTATCTTTTTTGTGTATCAAAATATCCAACATTTATAGATGATGAAAAATTAGCAAAAATGCCCTTTTTTAAGCGTCCGGGGTACTCGGGGTATAGTGATCATACAATTGGCATCGGCGCCGCCTTACGCGCCCATACTCGCGGCGCTAAGATACTTGAGAAGCATTTTTCAAATAATATTAATTCGCAAACAAAACTTGAGGGTGGACATCTTGGGTCTTTTGATCAAAATTCTTTAAGACAGTTTGTTAATATAACCAAACAGTTAGAGATTATGGAGAAATGTGGTGAGTTTAAGTAATCCTGATGTTTCCGTTATAATCACAAACTATAACTATGGAAAGTATGTTTCTCGCGCCGTTCGAAGTTGCTTGAACCAGTCAAGTGTCAATCACGAGGTTATTGTTGTAGATGATTGTAGTACTGACGGATCTTTAGAGGTTTTACAAACATTTGAAAATGATATAAAAGTGGTAAGCACTGGTGCAAATTCTGGAGTTGCAGTCGCAGCAAATCTTGGCGTAAAGCATAGTAGGGGACAGTTTTTTATTCGTGTAGACGCAGATGATTATGTAAATTCAGACATGTGTTATATGATGAAAACTTATCTTGAGGCAAATCATGATGCGTTTTGTGTTTCTTGTGATTATATTATGGTTGACAATTATGAAAACACCTTAGAGAGAAAGTATGCGGAGCATGAAAACATATCGTGTGGCATAATGTATCGTAGGGATCTTTTCTTGCAGATGGGTGGATATAATACCAAGATGCGCCATCGGGAGGAAGAGGAACTGAGGAAGCGGTTAGGCGGCGATTATAAAATTCATCATTTAAGAATTCCTTTTTATAGATATAGAATGCACGAATCCAACAAAACAAAAGAACCAGAATATGAAACTTGGGAGATATAAAGAATGACAAAGAAAATTTTTATTACAGGATGTGCCAAGTCAGGCACCACTTTATTGTTGAGAATGTGTTATGCATTTGAAGATGTCGATATACTCTATCGTCGAGGTTTTGATGGACATGAATTGCCATTTGATGAATTCGTTAAGTACACTAGTGATAAAAAATTTATAATAGGCAAAAGACACCCACCAGCACTTTTAAGTAATGTACTTACAAAGACTTTGGACGATCAGTACGACGTTGTTAAAAGAAATAATATTGCGATTATAAATGTTGTTAGGGATGGTAGAGATGTAGTGTTGTCTGATGGTAATTATGTAAAACCGCAAAGGTGGATTGAAAGCATCAAGCAGAGAGATTTCTACAAAGACGTTATCAAAATGGAAGTAAGGTATGAGGACTTGATAAGAAATCCGGAAAAAGTACAAAAGCAGATGGAAGATATATTTGGCATGCAGTCTTCTCATCAGTTTGCAGATTATCCTGATTATGTGGAGGATTGGGTTTTTGAATGGAATGTTTCAATATTAGGAAGGCAGGGAAAATCAAACGAAACAAATTATGGTAAGAGAAAATTGAGTGATAAAAGTGTTGGAAAAGACCTCGAAGCGTATAAAGATCTATGCTCTGATATAGAACGTCCAGAGTTTGATAGTTGTTTACAAGAATTGGAGTATATGTAGATGAGACCTCTGATTACTGGTTACCGTGGATATATCGGCACTAATTTGTTTAGTAAATTAAATGATAAAGGGATAGATTGGATTGGCATTGACATTAAGGATGGTTATGCTGATGATGATCTATGTAGAATAACGAGAATTCCAGATAGAATAAGAGATTTTAATCCAGATGTTATTTTTCACTTGGCAGCAATTCCAAGGGTGGCATATAGTGTGGAGAATCCGTTGGAAGTCATGAAAAACAATATTGTATCAACGTCAATCATATTAGAATACGCAAAAGAAAAAAACATTCCAGTAATTTACAGCAGTTCTTCATCTGTAGTTGGGAATGGTGATGGTCCTGCCAGTCCTTATGCTTTATCAAAGTATGTTGGTGAGTTGGAGACATTATTGTACAATAAGTTGTATGGACTTAAGACAGTGGCGTTGAGATACTTTAATGTTTATTCGTATGATCAGGTTGCCGATAGTGAGTACGCCACAGTTGTTTGCAATTGGAAGAAGCACATCAAGTATGGCAACGTTCCATATATTACTGGTGATGGCGAACAAAGAAGGGACATGACTCACGTAGATGATATTGTGTCAGCAAATATTTTCTGCGCAGAAAACATTGAAAAGGAGGATCTTTGGGGTCACTGGTACGATATTGGTTCGGGACAGAATATTTCTTTAAATGAACTAAAAGAAATTGTGTTACAATATTTTCCAGAGCAACAATTTAAATACGTCGAATCACGCTCTGGAGATGTCATGTTAACAAAAGCAGATTTGTCCAAGCTTGAAGCGCATGGGTGGAAGAGTAAGGTGGATTTACAAACTGGACTACATTCAATTTATAGAATTCTTAAGGAGGATATTGATAATGGGAAAAGAAATTAATTTCAATCATTGGAAAAATGCAAAATATGGTAATCCTAAAACGCACTATACAGAAGTTAAAATAGCGCCAAAACAAGAAAGAACAGATGCGTTGTTGGACATTGTAAAAAAGTATGAAGTTGACACTGGCAGTAAGTTTAGCAAAATTTGTGAATTTGGTTGCAATAATGGTAGAAATTTGATGCCATTTTATCACCTCGGTATAGATGTTTATGGGTATGACATCTGTGAATCTTCTTTGGATGCATCAAGAGATTCTATGGAGAGGTGTTCGGGTAATTTTAAAAATGTAGATCTTTTTAACCAATACTCTGAGTTGGCGCCAATACCAGACAATTATTATGATTTTTCATTTACTATGGGTTTTTTAATGCACTTGCCGAAAAGTGAAAATAAAAGTTCATTAATTAACGAAATCATCAGAGTATCTAAGAATGTCTTAGTATACGAACCATCCAAACTTGGCGGAATTGAAGAAAGTGATTTATCACAGGATGGTTGGCACTTAAGTATGATGGATTACGATGAGTGTGATTCTCGATTCCAACAGTTAGATATAACGCACACTGTGTCTGAAAATGCACTCATGAAAGTGTGGTTTCTTCAAAAAGAGGTATTATGAAATTAGGTATTATTGGCAATGGTTTCGTGGGTAATGCGATTGCACACGCTTTTATACCGTGTATGGAAGTTAAAATATATGACAAAGATTCTGAAAAGTCTTTTAATACTTTAGACGAGGTGGTAAACGATTCAGATGTTGTGTTTATTTCTGTACCAACCCCAATGAGTCAAAATGGTGTTATTGATCTATCGATAGTGGAGAGTGTTTTTAAAGACATCGAAAAAGCAAAAAACAAAGAATCAGATGTAATCTTTGTTCTTAAGTCTACTGTTGTGCCTGGTACTACGAGATCGATAAAAGAAAAGCACAAAAAATTAAGAATTGTGTTTAATCCCGAGTTCTTAACAGAGAGGCATGCAAGGTTTGATTTTCTTAACCAGTCTAGAATTATCCTTGGGTTTGAAAATGATATCGATGTTGGTAATGGGCACACACATAGGGACGTTCAGGTTGTGCAATCTTTGTATAATGAGAGGTTTTCTGGAAACAATTTCATCGTTACGAATTATGAGACCGCTGAGATGATCAAGTATTTTAATAATTTATTTTTTGCTGTTAAAGTTTCGTTTATGAACGAGATGAAGATGGTTTCTGATAAATTGGAGATTATCAATTGGGGCAAAGCAGTAAGAGGTTTTGTCAGTGATGGGCGCATAGGTGATTCTCATTTGCAGGTACCTGGACCTGACGGCAAAAGGGGTTTCGGAGGGTCTTGTTTTCCTAAAGATATAAACGCATTTATGACGTTTACAGATTCGATTGGTTTAGACCTTTCGCTTTTAAAGGGAGCATGGAAAACCAATCTACATGTAAGACCGGAAAGAGATTGGGAAAAATTAGAAGGAAGAGCAGTTAGCAAAAAAGGAGAAGTAAAATGAAGTTATCTGATCAAGCATTAGGTGCCATCATGATGGCACTACAAAATTCACTCATGAATCAAACAGACATTGTTCCTGTTTTAAAAGACTTTGATTTAATGATGAATGAGAATGAGGAGGTGGTTGTTTTAAATCCACCACCGGTAGAATTGGACTCCACTATCGGGCAAGAAAATCAAAAGACTGTCGGAAGCGACTAGTGCCCCTTTATGAATATCATTGTTCAGAATGTGATAAAGCGTTTAGTGTTTTTTTATCCATGTCGGAAACGCAAGATGTTTGCACCAAGTGCAATTCTAGGGAAATTACTAAAGTAGTTAACAGGATTTCTGACTCGATAAATGGAAATAAATATATAAACAAGGCAGGAGATGTAGTGAAATCGCACATCGAACAAGCGAAAACTGAAATAAAGGAAGAAAAAAAGAGAATGAAAAGAGAGATGAAAAAATGATTTTAGAAACAATACTGGCACTTTCTATTGTATTGAATGTGTTTTTGATTTTTTATTCAATTAGGATTGCTAGAAAACTTTTTGTTGTAGGTACAAACATGGAAGCTCTTTCTGGTGCCTTTCTATCGTTTAGAAATCATGTGGAGAGTGTACATGAAGCTGAGATGTTTTATGGTGATCAAACTCTACAGTCTCTTATACAGCACTCAAAGGATGTTTTGACTTTGCTTGATGAGTATGAGGATCTTATGGCGATGGTATCAGAAGAAGAAGGGGAAGAAGAGCAGTATGCCGAAGAAGAAGACTAACTATTATTTCACAAGTGTTCACGAGAATGCAATAGTGGAATATTGTTCGGTAGAGGATCGTTCCAAGAGAGAGCAGATTTATATTGAATATATACAACCTGCATTTAGTGAGATGGTGGATAAGATAATCTACACTTATAAGTTTACAAATATACCAAATATAGATTTTTTAAAAGAGGATTGTAAAATTTGGTTAACAACGATTTTAAGCAAGTACGACCCAAATAGGGGTTCTAAAGCATTTTCATACTTTTCAGTTATAACCAAACACTGGTTCATTCATCAATTAAAGAAACACTCTACAAAAATTAAGAGGGAGGTTTCCTACAACGATATTGTTAAAGAGCATGCGCATGAAAAACTTATTTATAATGATGTCACATATATTCAAAAAAGGCAAAAGCATGAGTTTTGGACAAACCTAAGAAAAGAAGTTACTCGATGGAAAGAGTCCAACTTATTCACAAAGGATAACGAGAAAAAGGTTATAACTGCAGTTGAAATACTTTTAGACAATGTTCAAGATATTGACATTTTAAATAAAAAAGCAGTTTATCTATACCTAAGGGAGATGACGGGGTTAAAAACAAAACAAATCGTTAACACTTTGAATAAAATGAGGGAAAGATATAAATATTTTATTATCAAATATGAACGGGGTGATAAATTTTAGTTTTTTCATAATTAGGATATGAAAACAAAACAGTCAGTACAGGAACTAATAGACGCAGCAACAACAAATGTCCAAGACGACAGAGCTGCCACGAAGGTACTTCTCATGAATTTGATGAAGTATATGCAATCAACTGACGACCGCCATCGAGAAGTTGGTCTAGTGGCAGCAAAATATCTAGAAACCCTCCAAAGATCCAACGAGCAATTGGTAAAAATTGCAGCACTGGTTCAAAAAAAGGCATCAAACGAACAAGATACATCAATTTCAGAAGAAGAAAGGGACGAATTGTTTGAGATGATCAACTCTGACATGGAGGAAGATTGATGGCATCGATTAGTAAAGACTTAATTGATAGGTTTCGAAGTCCTAACAGTGCAAACACTAGGATGCATGATAGTGTAGTGCCCAAAAACAGCACTATTGGCGGTTTCATATCAGATCTTGGTAGTATGACCAATGATGCATCAAGACCTCACCGTATCGATGACGGAATTAGTGGACTTAGGTACGCTCTTATACTTAAATCAGTCGAACTTGAAGGAGAGTATCAGATTCAAGATCCTGGTATAATTGATGTAGGATCAGTATTAAAAAATGGATCTGGGATATCGGATCCGATTCCTGTAAAACTTCACTATGGAATTCCAGCTGGAACGACGTCTGCAATAATGGATATTAAACCTACTTCTGTGGATTTGTCAAAATGCTTTAGGTTTTACGAATTGCTGGATGATTACTCATCCACACCAGCCGCCGACCGCACGGGGCAAGTTTGCAGAGTGGAAATGAAGGGCGTTACGCATGGACTTATAAAATCGTTTATGGATGAAACCCAAGATGGAAGTCCTGACGCTGAAAACACGGAATGCCCACCAGGACAAACTTGCGACTCGGCAACTTCATCGAGAACTGGACCCGGAGGCAGAAGACGTCCTGGCAGGACTTCGCTTAGTCCTGCCAGCGCAGCTGCCTTTACTATTAACCCGCTAAAGATCTCAAAGAGTGGAACCCTTGTAGCGTCATCTCTTAGAGTGGTGCAGTATCCTAGAGGATTTTATTGTAAACCATCTAACTGGCCTTCAAATTTAACATTTTTTAGCAATGGTAAATTTCCTAAAGGCAAAGAATCGATAGTGTATTTTGTATTGCATGAAACAGGCGGATGGAACGAGATCCAGGCAGAAAAAAGTATGCTCTTAAAAGGCGGCGGCGTTCACTTTATGTCAGGCGGACACCCAGGATTGCGAGCAAAGCAGCAAGGCAAAGACGGCGGCAGGTTGTCATTCCAGTTCAGCAAAAAATCAACTTCAAGAATGCCGGAACAGGATTGGTTTAAAATTTTTAAATATTTGCCTTATGAGCAAAAGTTGTACCACTGCCCCGGCGCTAACTCAAATGGTATTGGGGTTGAATTTTGTAATCCGTTTTTTTCTGTTTTGCCATATTTGGAGGACCCACCCAAAAAAAGAGGCAATAGAAAACACAATTTCGACAACAAAAATATGTATCAACAAGAGATTTCTCGCACAAGATGGCATGGGTGTGGAGGTTTTAAAAATAGAAAAGTGCAAAACACTTACGTAATTCCACCAGCTGCGCAATTTGAATCTGCATACGCTCTTTCTTTAAAGGTTTGTGAGGATATTCCGTCTATAGATAAGATAACTGCTTCATATCGAATACTTGAAAATTCTCAATGGTTTGTAAGGGATGATTTACCATCAGGAAAATATTCTTTTTCAGCTACTCGAATGTCAACTAATATTGGATTTGTTGAAGAGCAGTGCCCCCCTGGCCGCCGAGGAAGGGCATGCCGCCGACGCAATAAATTGAAAAGAAAAAAACACAAAGAAACAGATCTATATGATGATACCACTCGATCTCGCATGGGCGTTAAAATTAGGGATATGCAATCAGATATAGACGCTGGAGTGTATGCCCCTATGGATGAACCGACTTATGAATCACGACATAAAATAAAAACATATAGAAATGGAACCAAAGTCGTTGAGCGCATTGGAGGCAAAGGCACCCAACCCTATAAATCAGGAATGAAAGGGTTGGAAAAAGTAGGAAAAATAAAAATGGTAGAAGGTGACCAACATGTTTTTTACTGGATCATGGGAGACTTAAAAAGAAAGCGTGGAAAAAAGGGTGACGGTGGCGATAGAAGCAAACATATACTTGGAAGAAAGTCAGGGATAACTTCTCATCAAGCATTTGGCGGACATTCTGATGGAAAGCCTATGGAGTTATATGTACAATTAAGGTTGATGGGAAATAGTTCATCTTGGTCTTATGATATCGTTAAAAAAATAATTCTCACACATGGGTATGGACAAGTTAGAGACTCCAACGGAGTTCCATTGTTTGATATGCCCAAGGGTGTTGAAAAGTGGAAGGCGCATGTCATGGGTATTTCAAAAGACTCCGAGCCGGTTCTTAGTTGGAATGGTCGTGCTTTCGGTGCTGAAAAGATGCCTGATCAGATCGACTCACCAAAGCATTGGAACGTTTTAATATTGAACAACATTCCGGGTATCAAATTGCTTAAAAAAGGCGAAGATGGATACGCTCCAAGACCAGACCAAGAAATAGAAGTAATAGACAGGCAGGCATCTGGATTTGCTCAAGATTGTGGAAAACCAGCACCAGTTTCTGCATTTCGCAAAGGCGGCGCAAAGGGTAAAAGTCTGGGCACACAAGGTGTGGGTAGTTATAGTCAAGCTAAAACTTTGTATAAACATGGGGGCGTCGTTACTCTCGGCGGCGGTATGTCTGAAATTAGTCATAAAAGATATAAACCAGGAGAACTAACAGCAGAACAAGCGGTTATAGCTACATATCCTCATCGACGCCGAGACCGGAAATTTATTGCCTCAATGGCGGCAAAACTCAGGGCGGAAGTTACTCACAGACCAACGAACCCGTGTCCAGCAGGTCAAATCGTCGGCGGCAATAACCCGGATGGGTCAGTGTTCTGCGTACCCGGCTGATCATAATAAGGAAATAAGGAGATAAAAAGTAATGATGTATGCTAAAATGAACAACAAAGCAGAAATAGTTGTGATACAAACTAATCCGGATCAATTTAACAGGGTTGTATCAACAAAGATATTTAAAGATATGGAAAAGTTTAAGGAGTCTGCTGATTGGGTTGCTTTTGATCAGGGTCCATCAAAAATGATAAACACGAAAGAAGAGATGGAAAAGATGATGAAGGCACACGCTGAACAAAAATTAAAAAGGTCACTAGAGTCAGCTGAATCAGTTCCGATGACCGATGATAGATCTAGTACCGGATACCAGGCATGATAACCTGAGAAACATCGTAATGATAATTTATCAATTCTACTACTTAAACTATAAGGTATGACATATGAGTGATGAAACATTTGAAATGCAAGACGGACCACCTGAAGGTGAAGAATCTGAAAAGACGTCTGATATCACTGAAGAACTTGAAGAAGCAAAACATAAGGCTCGTCGGTATCAAAATGATAGGCAACTAAAAAATAGAAAATCTCCTTTAAACAGGGGAAGGGAAAATACGCGCCCTGAAAAGAAAAAGTCTGAACTAAGAGCAGAAAATTCTGGGTATTTTGATAAGCAAAAAATTGAGGAAGTTCCTGGATTTAAATTGTGCAGTGGCGACGTGCCTCTTTCTGGAAAAAACAATCAATGGATAATATTTTGCCGTGACCGCCCAGCTGGGTATACTTCTGGTTACGGTCCCGGTCAAGGCGAAAACCAGGCCGGCGCAATTGATATGGTTGTCGGGCGTATGTCTCCACATCCAAGAAGCAAGAGACCTGACAATACTCCGATGAAAGTTGGACCAATTTTTAATTCTGAAATGTATCGAGGTGATGAGGTTGTCGACGCAGCAAGAATATACATTTCACAAAGAACTGATATGGATCATAATTTCAAGTTATCTCCTGGGCGCATCGGTCGACCAAAAGATCGATCTGGCATATGTATGAAAGCTGACGGTGTTAGAATAATAGCAAGAGATGCCGGAATAAAATTAGTAACTCAGCACAATCAATTGATAAATTCAAGAGGCAATAGGTCAACTAAAATAAATGGCATTGATATTATTGCTGGTAATAATGCCGAAGATTTACAACCAATGGTTCTGGGTAATAATTTGGTTGAGTGCTTAACATCGCATGGGGTATTGTTGGACAGGATCGTCGGAACAATTGCAAGTTTGATTGAAAACATATCTGCACTTGATTTGGCACTAGCAACACATATACATCCACAAGCATTCCCTGCAGGTATTCCAAACATTATTGATCCAAGAATTTGTTCCTCTGCTGTGTTATCGATATCTAAATTAGTAAGTCTTGATGCTTTTTCTGCTTTTGCAGAAAAATATTCAATAGAGAAAATAGACAAACAATATTTACAACCTGGTGGTGAACAGTCCATACTAAGTTCCCACAATAACGTTAATTAAAGTGAGAGTACTATACAATGTCCGCTAGTAGTTATATTTTTGAATACAATAGAACGCTTCCTGACGGCGGCATGCGGACGGACTTGTTTGAGTTTAATGTCCCTGTCAAACCACCAACTTCGGACAGTCAGGCATTCGAAGTAGAAATTTTAAAACTGTATTTCGGACTCATTTCAAAACCGGGCGAAACCGCAACAGCAAATCGTTTTGACACAAGACTTCAAGTTAGAATAAGTCAATGGCAGGCGGAGCATCGAACAGCACTGGAAGAGGAGACTACAGTCTGGAATGAAGATACTGCCAGACGCGTGGATATTGTTCCTGAGATTAGAATTAACGAACCATTTAAAGAAAATGGTCACGTTGGGGAAATAACTTTTAGAGTTATGATGCGTCGCGGACTCGCTCGCGCCGCAAAAGAGTTTTTAGAATCTCGCTACTACAATGATTATATCAATAATTTGGAGAAGGCCCAGGAACCATTTGGTGAAAACATATTGGTTGATGAGTATGGAAATACATCTGTTTTTCCTGGAGAGAATGACGATATACAAAAACCCCCTAAAGTTGGAAAAGAGTACATAACATATAAGTATGTATCAAAATACACAACTAAAGATTTTGCATCCATAGATGATTTCTATAAAGAAGAAAACATTTCAACTCTTAAAACAATTTTCAGAAAGTCTGTTTTAGCTGTTTTTAGATTTTACAAAAAAGATCTTGCATGGACTATTACTGGCGAGAATCCACAAAAAAGTGAGTATGAGAAACTTTTAAGAGCATACGGGGGATTAGAGGGGTCTATGTCCCCTCTCTCAAGATATAATTTTGTAGTTACTGCGACAAATGATCGAAATGACGCACAAAATAGAATTGCTGGTGGATTTGAAGATGTATTGCGTAGGCAGAGTTTATCACAGAATTTAACTAAAGACAAAGTTTATTTTGCATACATTAAGGAAATTTCACCCCCCTCTTTAAGACCGTTATCAGTATACAATTTTGTTATACGTATTAAAAAAGGTATGTTCAATGAAGTTCCGGGAGGCAGTGACGCACTTCAACCAAATGAATTTGATCTTGACGACGAAAGTAGTTTGGAAAGAATTGGCAAAGCGTATGATGATGCAAAGGAAAAGGCAGAAGAACTTTGGTCGACTGCCAAGGGTGCCTATAACGCAGCTGGCGACCTCGCAGAAGAGTTTGAAAACCTAACTCTTGAAAAGGTAGGAGACCAGATTGAAAAGGGAATCTATGGTGCAGGTAGAAAAATAAAAAATAAAGCGTCCAAGATAGCAAAAAATGCATGGTCTCAAGCACTTGAAGGCCGCGGCGAGTTGGATGAGGATTTTCAAAGAAATCTTGCAATGAAGCATATTGAAAATTCAGAATTTATAAGAAAACAAAACTTGCCGCCACCCATACTTCACATAAATATGTTAGATTTTGAAAGCACTGTTAGGCGAGTTGCGGGTAAAATAAGAGATTTTAGTGATGATATAAAAACTTTTGTTGAGGAAAATTCAAAACCTGGAAAAACGACGAGTAGATTCGAACGAATCGACCCGCCCATTGTGCCGTCCATAAATCCCGATACTATAGCGTCGGATTTGGAAAGTGTCATTGAACCAATGAATGAATACATGCAATTGAATTATAATGATACATTGCCATTTAGGGAGGGTCCTGACCGATTCTTGAAAGACACTAAGTTAAGGGTAACATTCACTAAGGTAAGTGGTTTTGTTAACAACGCGATCAGATCAGATCCCTCAGTACAGTCAGCAACTGCAGGCAACGTAACAACAACAAATGTAAAAACGATCGTCGGATACAAAGTACAGTCAATATCTCTTACTAATGCTAAAAAAGGTCTCGATAAACCTCTGCTTGTTGGTCTGGATGTTTTTAATAGAAGCGCCAACACACCCGGTCGCCGACCATTTACAAACCCAACAACAATGGGATTCTTATCCTCGCTCATGACATTGGATGAAGAATTGAGAGACAACCCTTGCTCAGATTTAGACGAGGGTAAGCCTGCTTTGGTGTTTTTTTCTAGATATCATTGGCCAACGTTGTCAATAAACTTTAACAAACAGCATCAATCCGGTATAAATATAGACGTTACAATAAATGAAGAAGTTAATTCGGGCAGAGGAATACACACTGCTGCACTGAAAAGTATTTCAGAAATTAAAAACAAAGCAATACTGACTGTCCAACAGGAAGCAAAAGAACTTAAGGCGCTAAAAAATAACATTGCAGCTGCATCAATAGAGGATGTTATCAAATTCAAGGGAACGCTAATACCAGAACTTCCAACTCGTTGGCCAAAAATTGGCGAATTGCCATGTGATTTAAAAAAGATGTGGTCAGAGTTTATAAATCAGTTTGACATGAACATGTTGATTTGTGATCTTTGGAAGTGTGTGCCTTCGCTTAATTTAAATTGGAATTTTAATTTCAATTGGTCAATACCAAGTTTGCCGGATATCCCTAGTTTTGATCCGCTTGTTTTTATTTTGCCAAGGTTGAAAATTGCAATAAACGACATTATTTTGTCTTTTATATGTGAATTCATTGGGAACATCCTAAAAACAGTAAATATGCCTGATTGTACTGATGTTTTGAGGGCCGGCGTAGCACTTTATTCTGCAATTGATGCAAGAGATGAAGGAAATCCTTTTGCCAACGCGCCAGAAAAAGCCTCAACAGCAGAGAAGGTTTCTGAAACTCTTGATAATATGGGGTTGACTGATTATACTATTGGTGATGATGAAACCAATCTTTTGGAATCTGTAAGTGTTGTTTTAAGTCCAACAGAGTTTTGTGCTCTCTTACAGGGTAAAGCTTCTGACGATGTTTTGGGTATTGTGCTTAAGATTATAAAAGCAACCCCCAATTCACTTAAAGAGGTGTTGGACAATATTGAAGATGTCAATAAATTTTTCATGACACTTGGCACCGTAGTGGATCCGATGATTTGCGATAGAATTCTAGAACTAAGTGATGTGATTATATCTCAGGAGTTGTGTGAAAATGATGAAGACTTGCGTCGACTGCTTCAAGATGCAGGCGCAACTGATGATCAAATAAGAAGCGAATTACAGGCACTTAACGACAAAAGAAAAATCTTAAAAGATTTAGCAGATTCTGGGGATCTTTCAAAATTACTACCAGAGTTTACAGCAGATCAATTAAAAGAAGCTGGTTTGCCAGGACCATATGATAACGAATATCACGACAAGATTATGAAAAGAGCGATTGCAACAATATTAACATCTTTTAAATCTTATCTTCAACTAGAAATAGCAGCATTTCCTCAAACTATTATTGATGAGTTTTCTATGCTTCCAGAACCCGGCGACCCATCTTTTAACGAGGTTGACTATCTAAGGTTTAGGTGGTATACAAAACAAATTGAATATTTAGGAGAAGATGTAAACGGGGTTAGGATACCTCCAAAAAAAATCAAAAAGTTTGCTATGAAGATAGGGACAGGAACTCTTGAAGAAATAGCTATATATCAGTCACTTGGGATCCCCCAAGAGCAGTGGAACAAACTTACCATGTATCCGGTCGAGGGTGAAGCATATAACCTGGAAGATTCAGGTCAAGAAGATTTTAATAATCACATTGAAAGATTCGTTACAAGATATCTTGAAACATACATTCAGTTTAGTTATGCGGTTTCGGACGTATTGAAAAAACTGCTAGTCGATGCAGCAACTATTACAAGAAAATATCCAAATTATGCCCATGGTGGAGCAAGAGAGTTGTCTGTTGCTATATTAACAACGCCTCAAAATCTAGACTCCATTCCGTATGATTTAACGTTGGAAACGGAAAGATCCGCAAACAATGCTATAGGGGTTGTGGACTTGCCCTTCCAGGGCGCTGGCGATATAAAGGATTGCTATAGGGTTAGTTATAACGTCCCTCAGGGAGATGGAATTGTAACAAGAACTTTTTCAAACACAATACCAGATCCATACGTTGAAATGAGAATAGGTGATATTGATATAATAAGTAACATCCATAGCGATAAACTTTTGAGACCCGGCGCCTTTACTTCATTTTTAATTAATAAATATCGAAACTTGCTTCCCGGAGGGCGAAACATTGGAAGAAACACTTTTGATGTATATTCTGACGGCGACAATATAATACCTAAAATTCAAGGATATATTGCGGGCCCAGACATGGCGAGAATAGAACAGTTCGCTTCCGACGGTGAAAACGCTAGAACTCTGGAAGCACTAGCACAATACAGAGTAAAAGTTAGTCAGATGCCATTGTATAGTTCAGTTTCTGATTCTTTAAACTATCAAATATCTGAAATGATAAAGAAATCAAAATATTTTGAAGTTGAAAACGTGCAAGACCTTAAGGTAAGTCTAACCCAGGAACACACTGTCGGCGAAAATGGGTGCTTAAAAAAGAGCGATAAAATCATTGACCTAGAACCAATATTAGACAAATTCATGGAAAACTTTAAACAAAAGATATCCGAACCGAGGCATGATCCGACCACTAGAGACTTTAACAAAAAGGGTCCCTATGAAGAGGTAATGGTTGAGACTTTGTTTAAGTTATATATCGATATGTCTTGTTTGGAGATCTTGTTGAAAAATATTTTTATGTTATCTGAAATTGGCGCAAAGAATATTTTATCTGACAAGATTGTCTTAGATTATGTCGCAGAGTACGTCACTAGCGAAATGAGTAATCTTCTTGGCGGTCAATTAAATCGCAAACTACACGAAGTTTTAAGGACAATGACAGGATTGGAGGATCCAAAGGCAGCAATTAGAAGTATTGTTTTAAAGAATGTTGATTTTAAAACTTTGACTGATTTTGTATATCAAATCTATGAACCAAGACACAAATCTTTTAAAGAAGTTGTCTATAATGATATTTCTAACAATATAAAGGAATATCCATCAAAATCAGATTATCCAAAAGTAACTGTTTTGAAAAATTCAGAAAACGCCCTCGACGAACAGACAACAGCGCAAATCCTTGCAGGATATTTGAGCAGATCGGGAGATGATGGCGACACAGGTAGGTATGAACAGGGCGAGTTAACAGTTAACGAATCAGAATTGTTTTTGGATTATTTAAACAATCAGGGTTTTGTTGATGTACCAGTATCAGGAAGGTTGCCGAATTTATACGATAGATTTAGGTTTAAAGGATATTCAGAAGAATTAATTCAAAAAAAGATAAACTCTGGACATTTTTGGATAGAAAAGTTCTATAAAATAGAAAACTTTTCAGAATTTAAGACAATATACAACGAAATATATCAAATCTGCAGTAATGATCCATATATAGGCAGAATCGTGCCACTTTCAAATGACTACGAGTACATATCATCAGAAGATTTGGAAGGAATATTATTTGGATATGAAAGCACAGAGACTTATAATGAAATACAAAACACTCTTGAAGAGGGTTTTCAAAAACAGCAATTGGAATATGACTACATAAAAACTGTATATTTAGCACTTTTATCAGATTTCTTCCTTAATCGTGAAGACCTTTCCAATGCAATTGCATTTAAGGTAATGGAGGATTTGGGAATGGCGGATGTCACCTCTTTCAATCCGGAGAGGT